TAATGGTTCTTCACTAGCATTAGCTAGAGCTTTTAATATACATAATAACTCATTAACACCTTCTAATATAAGAGGTGTTAGAGTTTCTTACAAGGTATTAATGAAATTTGCTATAGGTGTTGTTAATCCATCATGGACTAATACAAATCATCAAAAGCCTTATATAATTGGAGGTATGTCAGATTCTGTGAATTTAGTATATCAAACAGATACTGAAGGAATACCAGGAACAAATAATATAGTTAAGTATCAAATAGCGATAGGTGATAATGCATCTATTTCAAGAGTGATTACGCAAAATTAAAATATTGGGGAGTTTAAGTGTAAGGTATTCTTTCGTAGAGACCTTAGTGTAAAGTATTCTTTCGTAGAGGCTTTAGTTTTTATCTCCCCTTCGTATAGAATACCTCTGTTAATTCAGGGGTATTTTTTTTTAACTATATTTGTTATAAATTAAATTTAATTAAATGAATGATATTAGAAAGATAGCAGTTGGTCCTGACTATAAAGGAGGTGCTATGCATTATGTTGTAGGTCAGGAAGTTTTAAAAGGTTCATATATTATACATCACATTAAATATGATGAAGAATTAAATTCTTTTCAAATATGGATTGAGTCTCCTTATACCAAAGAAATTGTATGTTGGAAGTATTTTGTAGGTATGCCTGTATCTGTTGAATATAATATTAATTTCTAATGAGGTCACCATATTTATTCATTACTAAGCCTTTAGATGATAAAAGATACAACAACACCAAAAAAATAGGTGACGTAGATTTTATAACTAGCACATCTGAAGAGAATCACATGGCTTCCAATAGGATAGCTGAAGTGATAGCCACACCAATTGTATACAATGGTCCTATAAAAGTAGGAGATAAGTTATTGGTACACCACAATGTTTTTAAATTCTATAATGATATGTATGGAAGAAGAAAAAGTGGTAGAAGTTTTTTTAAAGATAACTTGTTTTTTGTAGAGCCTGATCAATTTTATTTATATCATAATGGTAAAGATTGGAAAACTCATGGTAGATACTGTTTTGTTAAGCCTTTAGATACAGAGGATTATTATCTATATAAGAATACCAATGAAGAACCATTAGTTGGTGAAATAAAATACACTAATGACTACTTACACTCTCAAAATGTAAATCAAGGAGATAAAATTTGTTTTAAGCCAGAAAGTGAATATGAGTTTGAGGTTGATGGAGAGAAACTTTACAGAATGTTTGATCATCAAATAACAATAAAATTATGAATGACAAACCTAAAAGAAAAAAAAGACCAAGAATAAAATACAATCCTAATGGCACTAGACTCAAAAACTTTAAAAAAGAATATTATTCAGGCAGGGATGAAAGCCGTAGAGCAACTAATTAAAGTAGCTAAGGAAGATATTATAAAATATGGTGAGGATGAAGATGAGTTAGCTGCAGATAGATTAAAAAATGCAGCAGCAACTAAAAAGTTAGCTATATTTGATGCGTTTGATATACTGACTAGAATAGAGAATGAAAAAAACTTAATGGAAATCGAGGAACGAGGTCCAAGTAAACTAGATACAAAACAAGGATTTGCAGAACGAAGGTCTTCATAATTTATATACAGTCCTAGAAGATTATATCCCTAAAGGTATACTCAAAAAAAAGAACAACAATAAGTCGTGGCAATATGGTTACGATGAAAAATATGATGTAGTTATTATATCCAAAACAGGAGAGATTGGAGAGGTATACGACATTAACGGATTAAGAATAGGATTGCCTAAATCTCCAAAGTCTCTTCAAAGAGACACAAACAAATGGAACAGAAAAGAGCTTCCAAAAGTTTTAGATAAAATTCAATCAATATTTCAATGGAATGAACATCCAAATACTTTTAAGGCACAATGGGTTGATTATATTGAAGAAGAGTTTGATAAAAGAGATCAAGGTTATTGGTTTGTAAATAATAATAAGCCTACATACATTACAGGTTCTCAGTATATGTATCTTCAATGGACAAAAATTGATGTAGGATATCCTGATTTTAGAGAAGCAAACAGAGTTTTTTATATCTATTGGGAGGCTTGTAAAGCAGACCCACGTTCTTTTGGAATGATATATCTAAAAATTAGACGTTCAGGTTTTTCATACATGGCTTCCGAAGAGTGTGCAAATATAGGAACGATATCTAAAAACTCTCGTATAGGAATTCTTTCTAAGTCTGGGTCTGATGCTAAAAAAATGTTTACAGATAAGGTTGTTCCAATTGTACGAAACTATCCTTTCTTTTTTAAGCCTGTTCAGGATGGTATGGATAAGCCTAAAACAGAATTAGCATTTAGAGTTCCTGCTTCTAAGATTACAAAAAAAAATATGTATGACCTAGATGACAATGTTATGGAGGGTCTTGATACTACGATTGATTGGAAGAATACAGATGACAACTCTTATGATGGGGAAAAGCTATTATTGTTAGCACACGATGAAAGTGGAAAATGGCTTAAGCCAAACAATATACAAAATAACTATCGTGTTACCAAGACTTGTTTACGATTAGGTAGGCGAATTATTGGTAAATGTATGATGGGTTCAACTTCTAATGCACTTAGCAAAGGTGGGGAAGAGTTTAAAAAACTTTACTACGATTCCGATCCTAAAAAAAGAAGTAACAATGGGCAAACAAAAAGCGGAATGTACTCTTTATTTATTCCAATGGAGTGGAACTTTGAGGGATATATAGATGAGCATGGTATGCCAATGGATGATGTTGTGGAGTATTGGGGTAATGAGGTTGATAGTTTAAAAAATGATGCTGATGCATTAAATGAATTTTACAGACAATTTCCTAGAACAGAGTCTCATGCATTTAGAGATGAAAGTAAACAGTCTTTGTTTAATCTTACTCGTATATATCAACAGATAGATTACAATGACTCTTTAATAAAAGAGCATCATACAACTAGGGGTTCATTTTCTTGGAAAAATGGAATTAAAGATACTGAAGTTATATGGACTCCTAATACTAGAGGTAGATTTTTAGTGGGATGGATTCCTCAAAAGAATTTACAAAACAGATATAAGAAAAATCATAGAGGAGATTTTTTCCCTTCAAACGAACACTTAGGTGCTTTTGGTTGTGATAGTTACGATATTTCAGGAACAGTTGGAGGCGGTGCTTCTAATGGTGCTTTGCATGGATTAACAAAGTTCAACATGGATGACGCACCAAGCAATCAGTTTTTTTTAGAGTATGTTGCCAGACCTCAAACTGCAGAAATATTTTTTGAAGAAGTTTTAATGGCTTGTGTATTTTATGGAATGCCAATATTGGTAGAGAACAATAAGCCGAGGTTGTTGTATCATTTTAAAAATAGGGGGTACAGAGGCTTTAGCATTAGTAGACCAGACAAACTTAAAAACAAGCTATCTAAGACAGAGAAAGAGCTTGGAGGAATACCTAACTCAAGTGAGGCGGTAAAACAAGCACACGCAGCAGCTATTGAGTCTTACATTGAAAGTAAAGTAGGTTTGATTGGTCCTGATGAAATGGGATATATGCCATTTAGTAGAACTTTAGAAGATTGGGCAAAATTTGATATTAGTAATAGAACTAAATTTGATGCATCTATTAGTTCAGGATTAGCTATAATGGCTTGTCAAAGACACCTTTATCAGCCTGTAAAAAAACAATCAAATATTATTGTTAACTTTGCTAGATATAGTAACAAAGGAAATCGTAGTGAAATAATTAAATAAATGAAAGACGTAAAGATAAATATCTCATCTATTGGTTTCCCAAGTCAGTTTGTTTCTGATTCTGAAAAAGCTTCAGATGAATTTGGACTGCAAATAGGTCAGGCTATTCAATATGAGTGGTTTAAAAAAGACTCAAATAGTTGTAGATTTTATAATCAATCAAGAGATTTTCAAAGACTTCGTCTTTATGCAAGAGGTGAACAGTCTGTTGCTAAATATAAAAATGAACTTTCAGTTGATGGAGATTTAAGTTATCTTAACTTAGATTGGACACCCGTTCCTATTATCCCTAAGTTTGTTGATGTTGTTGTTAATGGAATGAATGACAGGATGTTTGATGTTAAGGCATACGCAGAAGATGCAATGTCTCAATCAAAAAGAAGTAAGTATCAAGATATGATACAAGGTCAATCAGCAGCAAAAGACATTCTAGAGATTGTTCAAAAAGAAACAGGAGCAGACCCATTTGTTATGAACCCTGATGACCTTCCTCAAACTGATGAAGAGTTAAATTTATATATGCAGCTAAAATATAAGCCTGCTATAGAGATAGCTGAAGAGGCAGCAATTAATACTATTTTTACTGAAAACCATTATAACGATACTAGAAAAAGAATAGACTATGATTTAACAGTCTTAGGTATAGGTTGTGCAAAGCATGAGTTTTTACCAGGAGCAGGAGTTGAAATAAAGTATGTTGACCCTGCTAATATTGTTTATAGTTATACAGAAGACCCACACTTTAAGGATTGTTTTTATTGGGGTGAAATTAAAACCATACCAATAACAGAGTGTATGAAGATTGACCAATCTTTAACCAATGAGGATTTAGAAGAGATATCTAAATATTCTCAGTCTTGGTATGATTATTATAATGTATCTCAAGTTCAAGATAATGACTTGTTTCATAAAGACACAGTTACTCTTATGTATTTTAATTATAAGACCACAAAAAAGGTCGTGTATAAAAAAAGAATACTAGAGAATGGAGGGTCAAAAATTATTGAAAAAGATGACCAATTCAATCCACCTATCGAAATGATGGAGGAGGGTAGATTTGAAAAAATAGAAAAAACCATAGATGTTTGGTACGATGGTATCATGGTTATGGGAACAAGTATTATTTTAAAATGGGAGCTTGCTGAAAATATGGTAAGACCTAAGTCATCTCAGCAACACGCATTACCGAATTATGTAGCAGTAGCACCAAGAATGTATAAAGGAAGTATTGAATCCTTGACTAGAAGGATGATACCATTTGCTGATTTAATTCAAATTACACATTTAAAACTACAACAAGTTATTGCTAAAGTTGTACCTGATGGTGTATACATAGATGCTGATGGATTAAATGAGATAGATTTAGGAACAGGAGCAGCATACAACCCAGAGGATGCATTACGTATGTATTTTCAAACAGGTTCTGTTATTGGTAGGAGTTATACGCAGGATGGAGAGTATAATCAAGGTAAAGTTCCTATTAAAGAATTACAATCAAGCTCAGGTGCAAGTAAAACACAGATGCTTATTGCTAATTATAATCATTACTTAGGAATGATTAGACAGGTAACAGGTTTAAATGAGGCTAGAGATGCTTCTAATCCTGACCCTAATTCTTTAGTTGGCTTGCAAAAACTAGCAGCATTAAATTCAAATGTGGCTACAAGACATATACTTGATGGCTCTTTATATCTTTATAGAAGTTTATCTGAAGCCATAACTTATAGGGTTGCAGATATTTTACAATATGCTGATTTTAAAGATGATTTTGCTAATGCTATTGGTAAATATAATGTCAGTATACTTGATGACATAAAAGACTTATACATTTATGACTTTGGAATATTTATTGAAATAGCTCCTGACGAAGAACAGAAGGCTCAGTTAGAGTCTAACATACAAATGGCATTATCTAAAGGTGATATAAACTTAGAGGATGCAATTGATATTAGGGAGATTAGAAATATTAAACTTGCTAATCAATTACTTAAAGTAAAACGTAAAGCTTTACAAGAGCAACAACAACAACAAGCTATGCAGCAGCAAGCTATGCAGACTCAACAAGCTCTTAAGTCTCAGGAAATGAGTCAGCAACTTGTAATGCAACAACAACAGGCTGAGGTGCAGGGTAAAATGCAGTTAAAGCAAGCTGAAATAGCGTTTGAAATTGAAAAGCAAAATAATGAAGCTGTATTAAAAAGTAAGTTAATGCAGGAAGAGTTTAATTACAACTTGAAGTTACGAGGCTTAGATGAGGAAGCATTGTCTCAAAGAGAAACTCAAAGAGAGGGAGCTAAGGCAGATAGAATATCTCAGGCAAACACAGAACAATCAAGATTAATCAATCAAAGAAAAAATAATTTACCTCCTCAAAGGTTTGAATCTAATGAAGATAGTCTTGATGGATTTGACCTTTCAGAGTTTAACCCAAGGTAGGGCTTAAAAACAATATTATTTTTTACTTATATTTGTAACAATCAAATTTAATCATATGGAATTCAAAGTAAAAGAGGTAACATTAGGAGAAGAGAAGTC